CGAAAAAATGACCGTATCTTTATCAAGATCATATCCGTTAACATTAATAATTGTTGATTCAAATGCGCCTGCGATTCGATCAAATTGATTTCTTGGAATTTCTAGTTTATATGTACTCATTATGCACCTCTTTCAGTTTTGGATTTGGTGAAGCCTAACATTGTATCAAGTTCAGATTGCGGAACTATCTTTATTATATCCGGTGTGTGCGCAATCCATTTATTAATATGCCTAGAAGTAGTTTGTGAATATTTTTCATCTGTTACAAAACATCCGTTTTCATTACGAACACAAACTGCTTGTTCATAAGAAAAGAAAATACAAGTTCCGTTGTCAAATTCTACTTCCGTTTGATTGCTTCCAATTAAATTTAATTTCATTATAAGAATAGTCCTAAAAAAGTTAATATACAAAGTAATAATAATATGAATATATCTGTTAAAATCTCTTTAATATTCATTTTCCAACTTGACCCCAACGTGCATTTTTAGAGCCTTGTGCTTTTCGTGTTGGACACTTAACAAAGCCACCATTTTTTTTGAGTTTTTTCAACTCTTTTTCTGTTACCATATTTCCAGTAATAACTGCTCCGTAATATTGTGGTTTAATCTCACTCATTTGTAGTCCTCATTTAATTAATATTTGTTCCTCATCAACGAAACATAACCATTATACCCAGCTTTCAATTCATATGTCAAATATTTCTAGTTGATTAGGCCCTTTGTTTACAAGTAGTTACAGACAATCGACCGGGCCCTTTAGAAATGGGGACTTACACGCCCTTGTAAGTCCTTGTTTTATTGGTCATTACAGACAATCGACCGTTGATTTTAGAAAATACTCATCCGCCGTGAAATATTGATTGAAATGCGCTTAATATAAATGCTTGTTTTTAAACGAGTTACAGACACGCGACTGTAACCCTATATAAAACAATGACTTAAACTGAATGAAATAAACCCTTTGTTTACAACGACTTATGAGTTTTCTTACCGATGGCGTATAAACCCTTGTATTATAACGAGTTATAACGACCCCTTATAAATACTTACAAATACCATGCTTTTATCCAATGCACTCAAAAAATGGCGTAAAAAACCATCATATAAAATACAGTCCGATATTCATTGGTTCGTATGGTTATTAGAAAATCCAAAAAGTCCGATTAGCCTTACTGGAGCAATAAATCTTTATAACCACGATATCATTCATTTGTTATTAAAGCGTGATATGGAAGTCAGAGATGAAGCTATGGTAATTGGATTTACTATGGGCAATAGTGAAACTACAAGTTCTTGGGTCAGATGGCTATTTGAGATTTGTGCAAAATACCTATATCCAGAGGGGTACCGTTTTGATGAAGAGGACCTTCTGGAATATGAGAAAGGCTTCGCATATGGATATACCAGAACGAAGCGTAATATCCATTTAGCCCATTTTGACGAGAAGAAAACAATTGCTCATTTGAGAAAAGAATGGGATATAAAACTTATAAATATACAATAAATACTATGTCGTTTTTAGAGGATAACGAATGATTAAAATATTTTGTGATATGGATGGTGTATTAGTAGATTTGCTTGGTAGTATCAAGAAACATCTTGGTAATCCTAAACTGAATCAGGGACTAATTGATGACTTCTTTTATAGTGATGCTGGTACTGGTGCAGAGTTCTGGGCTGAATGTGGCTGGGAGTCTGGTGGCAAACAGCTCTGGAAGTATATCAAATCATATAAACCACAGATACTATCTGCTTGTCCATCCGTTTGTAATCAAGACAAAAATGTAATAAAGGGCAAAACTCAATGGTGTCAAAATAATCTGGGCATTCCAAAAAGTCAAGTCAATATTGTACAGCGCAAAGAGAAGAGGAATTATGCTGGTAAAGATATAATACTGATTGATGACCATAAGAAGAATATAAGAGAGTGGGAGAGTGCTGGTGGGACCGGCGTTCTTCATGTTAATACAAACAGCACCATCAAACAACTGAAAGGGCTAGGAGTCTAATGGAAAAAACATACAAAGAATTTATGGAAGCAAAAGTAAAGAGCTGGGCAGATATGAAGGATCGTAATGTTCTCAAAGCTGCAGAGAAACATAAGAAGCGATTGAAGAAGGGACAAGTACTTGGATTTACTTTAGCTCATGATGAGTTTACTATATTTCATAATGAGAAAGAGTGGAACGATTCAGTCAAGCATGCTAAAGACATGAAGTGGATACGAGTGGAGTAAAGGTAGATGGCTGCAAAAGATAGAACCTGGGCCCAAACAAAAACTGGTGGTACAGCTCCCCTTAAATCTTTTTATGAGTGGTTTGAAAAAATTGTATTTATAAAAGGAAAAGTAGATCCTAATTCTTTTTTTGGTATAAATGCTAAACCACAAAAAGGTGCAACTTTTGCCAAGGCACATGGTTTGTATCTTTCAAGTAAAGGTCCTTCCAAGGCTCCAGATTTTGCGACTGTAAAAAAAACAATTAAAGCAATAACGGATGCTAGAAATTATAAAACATATGGTTATTTAGATTTAGCATATACTAAAAAAGAACATACTATATTAACGATTGATAAAATAAAAGACACAAAAAATAACTGGCTTGTGTTTTCCATATGGGATGGTTTGAAAGAAGCTCCCAGAGGACAAAGTGAGAAGGCGTGGAAAGTTGGTGGTACACCACAATTATTGTATAAATTTAAACTTACTGAAACTGGCATAAGTGTGAGAGATCCTTCCAAGGCTTCCACTAAATCCAAAAAAGGTAAAGATGGTAAAATAGGTACAGTAAAAATTGATACAGCTCAACAGGAATTAATATCAACAGCAATATTTAAAGCAGTCTTAGAAAAAAGAACACCTAACTGGGTTAGTTTTGAGAAGATGTATAATGATCCTAAATCAGGATTAAAAGCGATTCATTCTGGTTTAAATAAAGTTAATAGATATGATGAAACTGATTGGTGGTTGCATTTTGATAGACAATATAAAGAAATAATAAGTGCAGCTGATAAATATGGGGTTGGCTTAAAAGTTGGTCATTATGAAGTTTATAATCGTGATGGAACGGGAATGAAACCTGGTGAAGATTTTATGCAGTTTATATCTGATCTTATTACAAAGGGTACTGGTGGTTCATTGGATGAAGCTTCAATAAAAATGTTTGCTAAAAAAGATTCTTGGAATCCTGCTGATATTTGGTTATTAGATACGACAGGTGGTGCATATGAAAAGGTTAAAAAAGAATTAGAAGCAGCTACAACAGTTGCAAAAGTAAATACGATTATGCAAAATGCATTTCACGACAAGGTTATTAAAGGAATTTCATTAAAGAAAAATCGTGGTGGAAAAGGTCAACTGTTGTGGGATGAAGTAAATTTATTTCCGACAGTAAAAGGACAAAAAGGAAACATGCCACAAGTAGTGATAAAAACAATTGAGTTCGATCCACATTATAATAAAAAACTTAAAGGGTTTTCATCAGTTACATCAAATATTATTTTAACTGATAATAATAAGGCTGGCAGAAGTTATAAACTAACTTTTAGATCAAATCAAAGTCATATGACAGATATTACATATGAATTTGGAGAAGCTAATATGCCGGCACAACTTGGTAAAGTTCCTAAGGATAGATTTGACAAAAAATTAGCATCTTTGAAATTACCCGGCATATCGGGTTATCCTAAATTATCTGACACTCATACAAAAAAATTTAACAGGGCTTATTGGACAACAGTTCATAAAATAGTAACTCCTTTTTTAAAAAAATATGATTGGAAGATTAATATGAGTTCTAGGTCTGATTTAAAATCTAAAGTATCTTACAAAGAATTTAAAGATTCTTGGACAGGGACGCAGTTATCTGCTGATAAAATGAAGCAAAAATATCGAGAGGCACTTGCTGATAAAACAGAGGTTAATAAGACTGAGGCCTGGGAGAATTGGATAGATAATTTGGAGCATTCTATGGGGACAAGAGGAACGCGGAGAGAGAAAGTTAATACTGTAATGATGCAGATGGTAGATTTTATCTATTTATTAGCCGTGATGCAAAAAACAATGAATAAACCAAGTTCAAAACAAACATTTGAAAGTTTTATGACTGATTTATTTTATTGGGCTCAGAAGAAAGGACAGCAATGGCATTTCGGTCCTTTTGCAAAATCTTACTAAAACTATTATAAATATATGAGGAGATATTATGGCTCAACAAGTAGTTAAAAACAAGAGAGAAAAGATTAAAAAAGTTACTTCTATTGGACATTCTACTAGAAGTATGCCAAAGAATAAGAAGAAAAAAGTAAGCTGGAAAAGATATAAAGGACAAGGGAAAAGAAGATAATTAATATAAGTAATATCTTGATCCCTAACCAAACCTACAATACATTATAACACACAGAAAATAGTAATACAAGGAACAAGTTATGGCAGCAATATATACAAAGGGACTTTCTACACATAACAGACAATGGGCTGATCTGGATTTGGATTTTGTTGCTCATCCTATAACAAAAGACATTGTACGAAAGACAAATGTAGAGGCTGTTAAACGAGCTGTTAAGAATCTCATATTGACAAACAAGTATGATAAACCATTCCATCCTGAAGTTGATGGAGGAGTAACTAGACATTTGTTTGGCCTGGCTACTGCTCATACGAAATATGATATTCAATTAGCTGTAGAATTATGTTTAGCAAACTATGAACCAAGAGTTGTGGTAGATGATGTTGTTGTTGGTGGAGATATAGATAAAAATGGTTTTGATGTTTCAATTTTTTTCCATGTAGTCAATTCACCAGAGCCCATAGAAATTTCATTGTTTTTGGAGAGGTTACGATAAATGGCAAGCAATAAATTAACAATAACAGATTTAGAATTTGATGGTATCAAGTCAAATTTAAAATCATATTTATCAGCACAAAGTCAATTTGCTGATTATGATTTTACTGGAAGTGGTATGGATGTTTTGTTAGATGTCTTAGCATACAATACTCACTATATGGGATACTATGCAAACATGGCAGTCAATGAAATGTTTATAGATTCTGCTTCACTTAGAGAATCAGTAGTTTCTCATGCAAAACATTTGAATGTTATACCAACATCAGTCACTGCTTCTACTGCATACTTGGATATGACTTTTACTCCAAGTGGTTCTCCCACATCTTTATCAATTGCAAAAAATACAAGATTTACTACTAGTATTAGTGCAACAAGTTATACGTTTACAACAACAGCCAACAAAACAATTTATCCGATTGCTGGTGCCTATTCAGTTACTAATTTACCGATCAGAGAAGGAACAATTGTTAATAAAAAATATACTGTCAACTTAGCTGATACAACACAAAGATTTGTTGTGCCAAATAGAAATGTTGATATTTCTACTATTACAGTTCAAGTTCAAAATTCATCATCAGATACAGCAGTAACTACTTGGACAAATGCTAATGCATTAGATGTTACAACAATAGCATCTACACAAAAAGTTTTTTGGATACAAGAAGTGGAAGAACAAAAATACGAAATTTTATTTGGTGATGGTTCAGTTGGAGCTCAGTTAGCTGATGCTAATATTATTTTTATTGAGTATTTAGTTACAAGTGGTTTAGCCGCAAATAAGGCAAGTTCATTTACGGCTGTCGGAACAGTTGCTGGTTTATCATCAGCTAACTATACATTGACAGTTGCTAGTGCAGCTTCAGGTGGGGCAGAGATTGAATCTGTTGCTTCAATAAAAACAAATGCACCAAAATTATATCAAGCACAAAAACGTGCAACAACTAAAGAAGATTATAAAGCTATCTTGCTTGGTGAGAGAAGTGATATAGAATCTATTACGGTATATGGTGGTGAGGATGCAAGTCCAGCAGTATATGGTAAAGTTTATATAGCAGTTAAACCAAAAGGCAATACAGCATTTAGTGCAGCTACGAAAGATTCAATTAAAACTTCTATATTGAAAAAGACTAATGTAGTTACTGTAACACCAGAAATTGTTGATCCTATTTTTTATTATATTTTAATTGACACAACTATTAATTATGATCCTGTTACTTTGTTGACGAATGAAGATACTTTAAAATCTCTAATAAGTTCAACTATTACAAATTACTTCTCAACGAGTTTGCAAAAGTTTGATAATAAGTTTAGATATTCTAAGTTAGCAGGAGTAATAGATGATACGAATAGTTCTATACGCAATAGTAAAACATCTATTAGATATCAGATGCAAATTGCTCCAACAACTTTAGCAGTAGCTGCAACATACACTATGGAGTTTAATACGACGCTAGCTGAGGGAACACTTACCAGTACTGCCTTTACGGCGAGTGATGGATTTACATATACATTGATTGATGATAGTCTTGGTAATGTTAAATTAGTTAGATCAACTTATACTAGTTCAACAGATAGTGTTGCTATAGATATTCCAACAACGTATATGACTCTTGCTGATGGTTCTCAGAATCTTGGAACAATAGATTATACTACTGGCAAAGTTGTTTTAAATAATTTTACTCCATATACTATTTCGGATGGAAAATCATATATCAAGATGACTGTAACACCTGGAACTAACAATCAGGATATTACTCCATTAAGAGAACAAATAATAACAACTGATTCGACTGACACAGCTGCAATTAATATTACAATGGTCGCGGAAACGATAATCTAATATGGCAAGTAATCCAAACACCCCAATACATCCTTCGTTTGATGAACGAATATCTGTTCGTGTAGAAGGACAATTACCAGATTTTGTAAAACAGGATCATGCTACGTTTGTAGCTTTCTTGGAAGCATACTATGAGTATCTGGAACAAACTGGAAAACCATATGAGATTATTGGTAATCTTCCAAATTATTTTAATGTTGATAAAACAGTTGATGATTTCTTACAGTATTTTAAAACACAATTTGGTAAGGATATTCCAGAGGCTGTATTTGCTAATTCAAATAAACCTCATGTAATAAAACGATTGCGTGATTTCTATCGTTCTAAAGGTAGTGAGAAATCTTTCCAGTTTTTATTTCGTTTATTGTATCAAGAAGAAATTGAATTTTATTATCCATCTGTTGATATGCTTCGTGTATCAGATGGTCGATACACTAAAGATAAAATTTTAAGATGTATTGACACTAGTGGTAGTTCAGCTATATTTGATTTTACTGGACAAGAAATTACTGGTGGAACTTCTGGTTCAAACGGAATCGTTGAGTTGGTTCTTAAAGAACAGATTGGTGCTTTTGAAGTATCCACAATTTATCTTTCTAAAGTTGTTGGAACATTTTTAGCAAATGAAACTGTTACAGACGGAACAAATACGTTTACTCTGGATAGTATGGTAACTGGGTATACTATGACGAATCCTGGCAATGGTTATAGTGTAGATGATAATGTTACAGTAACGGGTGGTGGAGCAGGAGCTGTTGGAGCACAACTCTTAGTTGAATCTTTATCTACAGGAAGTATTACAATAGCAAATATTGTTGCAGCTGGAAGTGGATATGTTGTTGGTGATAAACTAACAATAGATAATACAAATAAATTAGAAATTGATGGAAGGACTTGTAGTTTACTTGTTAAGACAGTAAATGGTTCTGGTGGAATTACTGCGTTGGAGTTTGAGAATAATGGTTTGGGTTACAAATCATTACCAACTGTTTCAGGAGGAGGAAGTGGAACAGGAGTAAGCATCACATTAAATGGTAGTGGTATTGGTGGAATTAAAACACTTCAGCTAAGACAAAATGGTTTTCATTATCAGTCAGTACCTCTTCTTGATTTTTCTAATATTGGTGATGGAACAGCAAAGGGTACTGCAATAATTAGTGGTTATGAAAATGAGTACCAAACAAGATGGCTTGGTGATGATGGATTTTTATCAGCCGCAAATTATATTCAAGATAGTAGATATTATCAAGCATTTTCTTATGAGATTAAATCTGGTAATACAATTGACAAGTGGAGAGATTATGTTAAACGAGTAGTGCATCCTTCTGGGCTCGCATTGTTTGGTAGAACATTAATTACGGGATTACTCGAAACAGGAATAAATCTTTCTATTCCTCCACGACACAAATATCCTTGGACAATTGTTTGGCATGATGGAGATATTGAGCCACCAGTACGACTCAATCTACAATTACAACAGACAAATCCAGAATGGCCAGATGGAGGTCCGTGGCCACACAATGGACAAGCTTTTGGTTCACAGATGGGACTCGGACATTCTGATTGGCATATTGTTGAAATAGATTTACCAATTTTTATATTAAGCATAACAGATTCAGATGATTGGTTATTTGTTCATCAACCAATGCTTTTAGAAGCAGATTGGGGATTGATTACAGATAATATAAATGCCACAGTCGGTTCAGCATATTGGGAAGATTGGGGACAGAGTTCAGCTGGTGTTGAGGGTGCATTACAATTGGGACCTTTGCGTAGGCAGCTAGATCGACAGAAATTCAATAAACAGGGTGGATTTAGTAAAGATACTGATAATAATACAGGCGAACATTTGGGTGGTGGTTATCGTTTAGAACATTTTAAAGATGAAATGATTGCAAGATATATTACAACTCAGAACGAAAAAACAAGAATTGTGATGAATAGTCACATAACTAAGGTATAAATATTATAAATAATTATTATGAAAAGGACTTATGATTGATGATTTTGTGAAGGTATATAACAATGTAATAACTGATGATTCTTGTGAATCTTTGATAGAAAAATTTGAAGTATCAAAAGACAAATTTGAGAAGGTTCATGTTAAGGATGCTGATAATAGAATATCTTTTGAACAGATTATATTAACAAAACATGAGGAATGGAAATCTGTTCAGGAAGGGATGATGACAGTCTTTCAGACTTATGTTGAACATTATAAAAAGGAATGTTTAATCACTCCAACAATGTGGCCTGAAAAACATGGTTACGAAGCAGTAAGAATGAAGCGATATTTAAATAATGATTATGATAGATTTGATTCTCATGTTGACGTAAGAGATTTACAAACATCCAGAAGATTTTTAGCATTTTTTGTATATTTGAATGATGTTGATGAAGGGGGAGAAACAGAATTTTATTTGTCAAATAAGACAGCAAAGATAGAAGCAAGAAAAGGTCGCATGATAATTTTTCCACCTTTGTGGCCATGGTTTCATGCGGGACTTAAACCAATATCAGAATCAAAGTATTTTATACATTCATATTGTCATTACATAGAATAGCATTATAAATAAATAAAAAAGGATTGAGATTATGCCAGCAATTATAACTAACGCATTTAGAACTTATAACGCAGATAATTTTATTAGTTCGTTTTCAACTAATAAAATGTATCTAATGATTGGTAAGGCTGATAGTTGGTCTGGTGCAAGTCTAGGTCAATATACAGAAGCTTCACCATCCGATACTGCAATTCCAACACCCATAGATACAACTGTAGCACCTTTCATTCATCATAATGATATGATAGCTGCAAAATTAATTAATACCTCAGATGTATCTCATGTTGTTAAAAGAACTGACTGGACATCAGGAACTGTTTATACAGAATACAATCATCTTCAAGATGACCAGATTGACCAAACATTTTTTGTAATGACAGATCAGTATAATGTTTACAAGTGTATCAGTAATTATGGTGGAGTTGCATCTACTGTTAAACCGACAGGACAAACTTCTTCTATTATTGAAACATCTGATAACTACCGTTGGAAATTTATGTATGAAGTTCAGCAGGCAGATGTTTTGAAATATGTAACGACAGATTGGATTCCAATAAAATATTTGACATCTGATGATGGTACACCACAATGGGATGTACAACAAGCAGCTGTTGACGGAGCATTAGAACATATAGATGTAACAGCAGGTGGAACTGGATATGTTAATATTCATACAGGTACAGCACAGGGTGCAACATCTACAACAATACAGTTATCAACGGCTGCTTCTACTACAGATGATGTTTATAATAGTATGACAGTTTATATTTCTTCTGGAACTGGAAGTGGACAGATAAAAGTTATTACAGATTATGTTGGTTCTACAAAAACTGCAACGGTTTCTGCATGGACAACGACTCCAGATAATACAAGTGTGTATGAAGTAATGCCGGCAATTGCAATTACAACAACAGAAGGTTCTAGTGCAGCAGCAAGAGTTTCTAGTGTGGTTGGTGGTGTTGTTAAAAAAGTATCAATGACAAATGTTGGAACTCTTTATCGTTCTGCAGCTGCGACTATTACTGGTGGTGGTGGGAATGGTTGTATTCTTGAACCAAGAATCGGTCCCAAGAATGGACATGGTAAAAATGCAAAGACAGAACTTGGTGGTGCATATGTAATGATTAATATTCGTTTGGTTGGAACAGAAGGTGGTGACTTTGTAGTAGGAGATGATTTTAGAAAAGTACTCTTAATTGCAAATCCAAATGCAAGTGGTGCTGCCGCAGTATCAACCACATATACAGGTGCAGAACTAGATGATGATAGTGGTGAACAAATATATGTAGAGTATAGAGCTCCGATCAATCGTGCATCTGACCAAACTGAGGATGTCAAGCTAGTAGTTGAATTTTAATAAAGGTAATAATACATGACAACCAATATAAATTTAAATCTTAATCAGAGTCCATACTTTGATGATTATGATGAAACTAAAGATTTTCATCAGGTCCTCTATAAACCTGCTGTAGCTGTACAGGCAAGAGAGCTTACTCAAGAACAAACAATAATAAGAAATCAACTCAAACGATTTGGCGATCATGTATTTGCGAATGGTTCTAAAGTAACTGGTGGTGAGTTAACTCTTAATTTAGATTACGAATATATAAAATTACAACAGCAATATAATTTAACAAATATTAATGTAGCAACTTTTGCAGGCAAAACTGTTGTTGGTAGTCAATCAGGCACAAAGGCACTTGTATTAAATACATCAGCTATTGATGCTACTACTGGTGACCCAGATACTATATTTGTAAAATATATTACTGGTGGTGCTCTTACTGATGTTGTTCAAGGCATAGATGTTACAGCTGGTGGTAATGGTTTTCTTTCAACTCCCACAGTTACGATTACAGGTGGTGGGGGTACAGGTGCAACAGCAATTGCTGTTATTTCTAGTGGTTCGCTCTATGCTGTTGATATCACAAACGGAGGTAGTGGTTATACTTCCATACCAACAGTTACAATTTCTGGTGGTTCAGGAACAGGTTCTCAAGCAGTATCTACTTTAACAACATCACCAGCATTTCTTGGTGGTGAAAGAATTAGTGCAACAGATTTAAGTATATCTGCTCTTGCAGCTGCATCTTTACCAACAGGAACAGGTAGTGCTGTATCTATAAATTCTGGTGTGTTTTATGTGAATGGAAATTTTATTAACATTGGTGCGAACACACTTATTTTAGACAAATACACAAACACTCCTTCTTATAAAGTTGGTTTACAAGTTACAGCAAGTATTATTTCATCTGGTGATGATACTACACTTTTAGATAATGCACAAGGGTCGTATAACTATGCAGCACCGGGTGCTGATAGATTAAAGTTTGAATTAGCATTGACAAAGAAAGCAATGACTTCAATTGATGATACTGATTTTTATGAATTGTTAAGAACTAATAATGGGATTAAAGAAAAAGATATACAGATACCAATTTATACTGTTTTAGAAGAAACTTTTGGTAGAAGAACTTTTGATGAATCTGGTAGTTATACTGTACGAGCATTTAATGTTCAATTAAAAGATGATCCTAATGACACTTCAAAATTTATTTTTAGATTAGACCCAGGTAAGGCATACATCGAAGGGTTGGAATATGAAACAATTGTTTCAAGTGATCTTATAATAGATAAGGCCCGAGAGTTTGAAAATGTTAATAATTTTGATAGATTAATACAGTACGGCAACTATGTCGTTGTAAAAGATTATTCTGGTTTGTTTAATATTACAGAACATGCAACAGTTGATTTACATAATGTAGCTCATGCTTCTGTTGTGTTAACAACTCCTGTTACTTATGTTAATACAAAAATTGGTACAGCTAAAGTAAGAGCAATTGATTATGTTTCTGGTACTGGTGCTGTACAAGTTCTTAATATGTATCTTTATGATATTACAATGTCTAGTTCTAATTTTGAATCAATTGAATCTATAGTTGTTCCTGTTGATGCAAATGTTACACCTGTAGTACTTGGTGCTAAATCAAATATTGATGATTCTGGTAAAGTGGGTGGCGTCGTTGGTGGTAATGTAACATTATATGAATCTACATTCAATAGTATGGTTTTTCAATTACCACAAGAAACAATTAAAACTATTCGTGATTCTTCTGGTAATGTTGATACAAGTTATACTACTAAACGAGTATTTGAGAATGTTACTTTTACGGCAGGACAAGCAACACTTTCTACTGCTGGTTCTACAGAAACATTTCATGGAACTGGTGCATTAAGTGATAGTAATAAAAGAGAATATTATACAACTACTATACGAACTGTTGGTACTTCAGGATTGACTATTGGTGAACAGGTTGCCTTTGATGGTGGTGGACAAACAATAACAGTTAACGGGCCTACCAATACAACAATTACATTAAATGATAATACTGGTACAACTTCATTTACTGCGGATATTATTGCAACTATTAATGTAGATGTTAAATCAGAAAAAACTAAATCATTTGTTAAAAATAAAGAAGTTATTATAAACACACCGAACACTACGAACCTTAATTTTGATTCTATGGGGTTAGCTGATGTTCATGCTATTAAAGCAGTTTATGATTCGGGCAACCTTGCAACGAACCCGACTCTCCCAACACTTACAGTTGCAAGCACAGTTGATACATTTACACCTGGCGAAATAATTACAGGTGGAACTTCTGGTGCAACTGGAACGGTTATTGTTGGAGCATCTGGAACTACAAGTGTTACTTATGTTGTTGTATCTGGAACTTTTGTTGCAGAAACAATTACAGGTGGAACAAGTGGTTTTATAAAGGTTGCTTCATCAGTCGCAGCTGGTGATACAGAGATTTCTTCAAAATATAGTTTAGATACTGGACAGAAAGATAATTTTTATGACCACGGCAAAATTAAATTAACAAGTGCAACTGCTCCAACAGGAAGAATTACAGCTATTATAGATTATTTTACTCATTCTGGTACTGGGTATCTTTCTGCTGATTCATATACTGGTTCAACTGGTTATGATAATGTTCCAACATATATTAGTCCCGTTACTGGAGCTAAAGTAGAACTAAGAGATTGTATTGATTTTCGACCTCGCCGAGCTGATGGTGGAACAGCAATACAAAATTCCGAAGTGCCTATTCCAAATACAAATTGGTCTGCTGATTATAGTTTTTATCTTCCTAGAGTTGATACAGTATATTTAAGTAGGTCAAGAACTTTTGGAGTCAATACCGGTGTTTCTTCTAATGGAACAACTCCTCCCAATCGTTTAGATGGTACAATGGATTTATATACCGTATATGTTCCTGCCTATACGTTTAATGCATCTGATGTTATTACACAGTATATTGAAAATAAACGATATACTATGAGAGATATTGGTAGACTTGAAAAACGAATACAGCATGTTGAATATTATACAAGTTTATCTTTATTGGAAAAGGAAGCTGAATCATTAGATATTAAAGATACTGCTGGTTTAGATAGATTTAAAAATGGAATATTAGTAGATGCATTTATGGGTCATAGTGTAGGAAATGTTTTGAGTGCAGATCATAAATGTTCAATTGATTTTAAGCAACAAATTATGAGGCCTCCGTTTGTATCTAATAACACAGATGTTATTTATGATTCATCAGCATCGACTGGTGTTACTAAAACTGGTGATTTAATCACATTACCATTTACATCTACACCAGTAGTTACTCAAACAGTTGCAAGTAAAGCAATCAATGTTAATCCATTTGCTGTATTGGCATGGATTGGTAATGTAGAGTTAAATCCTCCTAGTGATAATTGGATTGATACAGCAAATAGACCAGAAGTTATAGTCAATCTTCAAGGTGAAAATAGTGGTTGGGAAAGTTTGGTTGGATTGGGATTTGGTTCACAATGGGATGATTGGCAACAGATTCAATCTGGTGGATTTGGTGAAGAACGAATGACAGGAATTACAAGGTCTGTTGAAAGACAGGGACGTTGGCCATGGATTCGCCAAGTTACGACTGAGAATTGGGAACGAGATACCCTTCAGGTAAGAAGAGGAATCCAAAATATGATTACTGGAACTGATACTGTTAGAAATAGTATTGGTGATAGGATTGTTGATGTTTCCATTGTTCCATTTATTCGTTCAAGAACTTTGACTATTTCTGTTACTGGAATGAAACCAAATACAAGAGTCTATCCATTTTTTGATAATGAAGCAATTGCGGCTTATTGTACTCCTAGTGGTGGAAGTTTGGCGGGTGCAATTTACACAGATAATGCAGGTTCTATTACTGGTTTAACATATGTAATTCCAAATTCAGATACACTAAGATTTAGAACTGGAGAACGACAATTTCTTTTAGTTGATAATACAGTTGGTGATTTAGTAACAGCATCTACATACGGAATGGCAATTTATCAAGCACAAGGAATGTTGCAAACAAAAGAAAATGTTATTGTTTCAACCAGAGTACCGAGAGTAGAACAGGGTGGAATGGGTAGTGCAGCTGATGTTAACTTTGGTACAGAATCTTTTACAAGGAATCATGTAGGTGGTTGGTATGATCCATTAGCTGAAACATTTTTGATTGATGGAACTCTACATCCTGATGGTGTATTTATTTCTGATGTAGATTTATATTTTAAATCAAAAGACACAGATGGTTTACCAGTTTCAATACAGATTAGAACTACTACTAATGGTTATCCAACAAGAGTGATTGTTCCTTTTACTCATATGAATAAACTTCCTGCTGATGTAAATGTTAGTGAAGATGCATCATTAGCAACAAATTTTGCTTTCTCTAGTCCTGTATTTTTAAAACCGGGTGAATATTCATTAGTTGTATTAAGCAATAGCTTAAAATATGAAACATATATTGCTGAAGTTGGTGAAAATATTATTGGAACAACTAGAAAAGTTTCTGAACAACCATATGCCGGTGTTTTATTTAAATCACAAAATGCAAGTACATGGACTGCTGAACAAAATCAAGATATGATGTTTCAAATTAACAGAAACAAATTTACTATTGATGCAACTGCACAGGCAGTTTTTAAAGATAGTACAGGTGGTGTAGATGTTAAAGCTGATATGATTCATTTAACACCACAGGAAATTCGTCATAGTGGAACAAGTATTACATGGGGTGTTAGGATGACTGATGGCGGAACAAATGTATTAGCAACTGATTATACTAATGTAATACAAGGTACTAATTATCCACTTACCACTCAAAAGTTAATTGGAACAGCTGCTGGAACTTATGTTGCAAAGGCAACTCTAACTTCTACAAGTGATAAAATTTCTCCTATCATTGATACGGCAAGAAATAGTGTTATTACGATTGAGAATATAGTTAATAATCTTTCTACAAATGAAGCAGCAAGTTCTGGTGGTGATGCACTAGCACGATATGTAACAAGACGCGTAAATCTAAAAGATGGATTTGATGCAACAGACTTAACAGTATTTGTGAGTTGTAATAGACGGGCTGGAACTAGTATTAAAGTGTATTATAAAATATTATCACAATTTGATTCTGATACATTTGATAACAGACCTTGGCAATTGATGGGTGAAACAACAAACACAGTTACAGTTTCGGGAACGGATAATGTTAGTGATTATTTAGAGTTGCAATTTGACCCAGCGGGAGCAAATGCTAACTATACTTCTAGTGGTGTTGTTTATAATTCATTTAAAAACTTTGCAATTAAAATTGTTATGAACTCTGCAACAACAAGTACAGTACCATTATTGAAAGATTTACGAGTAATAGCATTAGCATAATGAGTGAACTTAAATATACAAGAGATTCTAATTCTAGTGCTGTTTTAAATACAGATAAAACTGCATTGAGTCGTTATAAAATAAATAGAGCAATAAAATTAGAAGAACAAAAAAAACTACAAGATTGTATAACTGATATAAATACTTTGAAAGATGATATGCAAGAAATAAAAAATCTTTTACTAAAGATAAGCGAGAAATAACATGGCAAAAAGAGTACAAAGACGAAGAGGTACAACATCAGAACATGCGGCCTTTACAGGATTTACTGGTGAAACGACTGTTGATACTACTAAAGATACTGTAGTAGTTCATGATGGTGCTACGACTGCTGGGTTTCCATTAGCAAGAGAAGATTTAAGTAATGTTACTTTGACAAACTTGATTGGTGTTACAGAATTAAAGTTGATAGATGGAACTGTAGACCAAGTAATTAAAACTGATGGTGCTGGTACGATTAGTTTTGGTACGATTGATGTAACAGGTTCTGCTGTTGGTGGTGATATATCTGGTACTGTTGGAAATGCACAGATTGTAGCTAACGCAGTTGGTATTACAGAAATAGCTGTAACTGATGGTACAAGTGGACAAGCACTTATTACTAATGGTGCTGGTACTCTTACATTTGGTGATGTTCTTACAGACCCTGCTATGGGTGGTCATATTTCTGGTACAACATCTGCAGCTGTAATTAATCAGGATACGATAACATCTGGAATGTTGACAACAGCATTAAAGAATTTTACAATAGATGAATTTACAGGTGTATCCGCACAAACAACATTTACTCTTTCTGCTTCAGTTGGTTCTGTTAATGCATTACTAGTTTATATTGATGGTATTGTTCAACCAACAACTGCATACGCATTACCGACAGCAACATCTATTCAGTTTATGACAGCACCTCCTGTAAGTTCAATCATTCGATGTTTACATCTTGGTTTTCAATCTACAGTTGGTGTACCTTCAGATGGAACAGTTACGACTGCTAAGATTGCATCTAATGCGGTAACATCAACTAAATTTATAGATGGTGTAATTACAACAGTTAAGTTAGCTGATGATGCTGTAACAGAAGCCAAGATATTTGCACAAACAATTACAAATGCATCAATTTCTCCGGGAACTATTCGTTCACAAGAAATTGCAAATGGTTCAATCGTTGGAACTGATATAGCAGATGATTCTATTGATGGAACTAAGATTGCTGGAAATCCAACTTCGTTTGGTGCTGCTTTTGGATGGCCTTATGATATATCTTTTATTGCTGGTTATTCTTCTGCTACTGTTGCACAAGCAGTGGTAGTTCAAACATATGGTGAAATGGTTATGGCACGAACTGGAATATTTGAAGGAGAAGTCGGGTACATAGATACTGTATGTACTGGTCAAGCTCTTATATGTGATATTTTAAAAAATGGAACAAGTATTTATTCTACTAAACCACAGTTTGCAGTTAGTACCAATGCGATGACTGTTGGTGTACTATCAACAACTGCTTTTGTTTCTGGTGATAGGATAACTTTTAAAGTTACACAAATTGGTTCTGGAGTTGCTGGATCAGGTGTAAGATTTATGTTAAAATGTAAGGCATAAAATATGGCATTTATTAATCAGGGCAGACATCTTAGTGTAGTCGGTTTAACTGCAGCTGCATTAATGGATTTACAGATTAAAATTCAAGGTAATATTCCCGGTCCGGGTGGAACAAATCCAGAACAGATTCCTTATCATGGAACTCCTGGGACATCACAAGTGATAGAAAGAACTCTTACTGCTTTACCAGATTTTCAATTAGGTGAAACAGTTACAGGAAGTGTAAATGGATATACAGCAGTTTACGAAGGTGTTACTTTAATAGGAACAACAGAGTTAGCAACTTGTGTAGGTGGAGGTGCAGGAGGTCCGGGTGAAGAAGCTGGTTATGGTGGTGGTTCAGGTGGAGGAGGAGCTTCAAACAATTGGGGTCCTTCTGGTGGAGGTGGATCAACTACAGGCCAAGGAAATAATGGTGGTAATGGTGGAGATAGAAATGCTCATTCAGGTGCAGGCGGTGGCGGTGGAGGAGCAGGTGCTGCCGGTGGCGGTGGAGGTGGTAATACTGGTGGAGCAGGCGGTGCTGGTTTAGCTAATTTTTATAGAGATGGAAATACTGCTGGAACTACTGTAGGGATGCATATATTTGCAGGCGGTGGTGGAAGTGCAGGAGGTAATGTAACTCCAAGTTATGCTGCAGGTGGATCAGGTGGAGGTGGTAGTGGAACTACTGCTGTTGGTGCTGTAAATACTGGAAGTGGAGGTGGCGCAGCTGGATCCGTACCGGGTAATGGAGGTTCTGGTATTGTAGTTGTGAGATATGATACAAGTCAATCAGGATTTAGTATTGCAGGTGGTACTACAAATACTTATACAGTTAGTTCGGTAAATTATAAATCACATACTTTTTTATCTTCCGGTGCAATTGTTGTAACTGGAACTGGTAATATTGATACTATGATTATATCTGGTGGTGGAGGTTCTGGTGGTCATGGTAATAGTAATAGTGAAGGTGGATGGTTTAGAGGTGGTGGAGGTGCTGGTGGTATGCACGTTGCTACTGGTACACAGATTGTATCTGGGACTTATGCAATTGCAGTAGGTGCTGGTGGTATTGGTTCAAGTACTAATGATGCAAGAACAGGAAATTTAAGTTGGATTACACCTCGGCGAACAATAAGTCTATCAGAACCAACAGGAGCTTTTGTTACTGGTGAAACACTTACTGGTGGAACCTCTGGTGCAACAGGAGATGTTATTATATACACCCCTTAAATTATAAGTATTATGAATTTTACATTATGTACAGATGATAAAGCTTTTCCATATATGATTGTTGATGATTTTTATTCAATCGAAGAACAAGATTTAATTTGGGAAGAACTTGAATGGTATAGACAAGACAATCTTTATACAGATGGAAAGTTCCCAGGTAGTTATGGTGTTAGTCCAGTAGCCAATTTAAATAGAATTTATCTGGAAGGAATATATCCAGACAATAGAGAAGATTCAAATATATTAACAGTATATAAAAAAATATTATCACAAGAAGTTTTAGAAAATTATAGACAGACGACACCAGCTGCAAGACAATTTGAAAATACTAACTATGATTGTTCGATAGTTAATTATTATGAAGATTCAAATAGTTATGGAGAACATTTTGATTCGTTTATGCATACAGTTTTGATATGGTTTTATAAAGAACCAAAAAGATTTGAAGATGGAAATTTAAGATTTCCAGAATCAAATGAAACAGTTGAGTGTATACATAATAGAATGATAATGTTTCCAAGCTATTATTTACATGAAGTAGATAAAGTAAAAATAGAAAATAAATACAGAGATCAAGGATTGGGTAGATATTGTATGACACATTTTTATAGTAAGGTATAGAGCATGGCCCATTATGCAAAAATAGATAAGAATAATATAGTTACAAGAGTTCTTGTTATTGATGAAGAAGTTGTCAACTCTGGTGAGTTTGGTAATCCTCTTAATTGGATTCAAACTTCATTTAATACATATGGGGGTGAACATAGTTTAGGTGGAACACCATTGAGAAAAAATTATGCTGGTGTAGGTATGACTTATGATAAAACTAGAGATGCATTTATTCCTCCACAACCTTATCCATCATGGATATTGGATGAGGATACTTGTCTATGGGATGCACCAGTTGCTTATCCAACAGGCCATGATGCGGCAGATACTTATGAATGGGATGAAGATAATATAACTTGGAAACTAAGCGTTAAAGGATAAAATAAATGACTATTAAAACACATGGTAGAATGGTTACCGACAACACAGTTGGTATTCCACAATTGGCTGTAACTGACGGAACTTCAGGCCAGGCAATAGTTACAGACGGATCTGGTACAATGACTTTTGCAACAGTTGGTGCAGGTGGTGCTGTAGGTTCTTCCACATATATAGAAAATCTTTTTACAGGTGATGGTACTACAGCTACGTTTACATTAAGTACTGGTGCGCCTTATGAAGAATCAATATTAACTTTTATTGATGGTGTTGCTCAACCAACCACATCATTTACTTTACCATCAACAACATCAATTACATTTAGTCCCGCACCTGGCAATGGTGCAGCTATAAGAGTAGTACATTTAGGTATTGCAAGTTCTGTTGCAGATAATAGTATTACGGGTGCTAAACTATCTATGGGTGGTGATGTGGCTGGTGATATTCTTTATTATAATGGAACAGATTATCAGAAATTAGGTATTGGAACAGCGTTACAAGTTCTCGCAACTAATACGGCTGCTAATGCACCTAATTGGGTTAATGCAGCTACAGCTGCTTTACCTAGTGTAGGTGCAGATGGAAATGTATTAACATCTGATGGGTCTGATTGGAGTAGTCAACCTCCTCTCGGTGGAGTTGGTGGTGAGTTGGTATCAATTCAATTGTTTGATTTAAATAATTTTGATACTGCTGGCAATGGTCACGGAGCTGGTAATAGTGCTCCGGGTCCATATATTTTGGGAACAGGTACTTGGACAAAACCAGCTGGTGTACAAAGAATAGAAGTTTGGGTTGTTGGTGGAGGTGGTTCTAATAGTTCAAATTCTCAAGGTGGTTCAACTGCCGGTTGTCCGGGTGCAGGTGGAGGTGGTGTTGCGTATAGTGTTTTTGATGTAACAAATATTTCATCAGCTACATATGAAATTGGTATGGGTGGAAGAACATGGCTGATTGGTGCAAGTACTAATAATAGTGCTGGTCCTAGTGAGTTTGTCATTGGTGGTGTAACAATGACAGCTAATGGTGGTAGCCAATCGACATCAGGATCTGCTAGTGCAGGAGGAGCCGCGACTGGTGGTAATTTACTTAATGAACCTGGTACTGGTAATCTTGCTGGCAGTGATAGTGAAAGAGGAATAAATACTCTAGCACCTTTAAAACGACTTGGGCTAGGAGCTGAAGCTTGTAATACTGGTGGTTCTAATGCTGGAAACGCAGGTGGTATTTTTATCAAAGAATACTCAGATGCAAGTGCCTCCCTAGTTGGAGAGAAATTAGTATCACATCAATTATTTACGAGTAGTTCGACCGCGACTGGTACTTGGACAAAACCTGCTAATATTACAAAAATTAAAGTTTATGTAGTTGGACCTGGTGGAGCATCAGGCCATTTTGTAAACACCAGCCACTCAGGTATGGGTGGAGGTGGTGGTTGTGCGTTGTCAGTTTTAGATGTAACAAATGTTACATCTTATCCATATGTTATTGGCGGAACTTCTATGGCTGGTAATCTTACAGTTACCTCAGTTGATTCATCTTTCAATACAACGATTGTTGGAGGAGCTGGAGGTTCATCTGCAGGTGGTGGTACTGCTGGTGGTTCTGGTGGTAATGCAACAGGTGGTCAACTCAATTTTACTGGAGCATCTGGTGAAAGTAGTGATGGATCCGGAGCAGGACCTCTAGGTGGCAATATTGGTAGAGGGAAAGTTTCTGAACAACCAGAATCCAATTGGCAGGGCTCAGGTGGATCGGCTGCTATATTAGTTGAAGAATACTCAGATGCTTCATTAGTATCTGGTGGTTCACTTGTCCCAACTGGTGTACTTAATCCATATGCAGGAGCAACAGCACCTGCAGGTTGGTTGTTATGTTTTGGTCAAGCAATTTCACGAACAGTTTACTCAACATTGTTTACAGCAATTGGTACTACTTACGGAGTGGGTGATGGAAGTACGACTTTCCTTCTTCCAGATATGAGAGGACGAGTTGCAGCTGGTCAAGATGACATGGGTGGAACTTCAGCAAATCGTTTGACAACGGCTGGTAGTGCAATTGATGGTGATGTACTTGGTGCAAGTGTAGATGAAGAAAGTCATATTCATGGTACTGTAGCCTCAGGGGGTGCTTTTCAAGTATCGGGAAGTGCGGCTATGGTTATTGGTTCTAGTGTACAACCAACAATTATTTTGAATTATATTATTAAGACATAAGGATATATAATGGCATTACAAAAAGTCCCAGGTAGAGCAATACAATTAGATTCACAAGTAAGTTCTGATATTATGTATCATAACGGAACTGATTGGGTGCGACTTGCAAAAGGAGAAGCAGGACAAGTATTAGTTGTCAATGACGCTGGAACATTTCCACAATGGGGTACATCCGATTGGGTTTATCGTGGTAGTATTAGAGGATTTTCTATGGGTGGTGCTAATCACTATGGTGGTGGTGGAACAGGTGTCTGGTATTTTTACTCAGATATATATTCACATGAATTTGCTACAGATGGAAATGCAGTTGATTCAACTGGTGATTTAGTTGCACCATCACATGCTGTTTCTGGGTTTTCAAGTGAAACACATTCGTTTGTAGCTGGAGGTCGTGGTCAAAATAATGCTATTAGTGTAAATACGATTCAAAGTTTTCAGAATACAAATCCTAGTGGTAATGCAACTGACCTTGCTGATTTAACTGTTGTTAATCATCACATGACACCAGTTTCAGGTTTGACACATGGTTATGCTACTGGCGGCGAAGTTTCAGCTACTACCTTAGAAAAATTTGCATTTGCTAACACAGCAAACGCAACTTTGGTAGGTAATTTACCAAACACTCATTCTGGAACAGAGGGTGGTGGAGTAACTGATTCAACTGCTGATTATGGTTATATTGCCGGGAGTGGAAGTCCTCAAGTAAATCATATTTCTCGATTTTCTTTTGCTAATGAAACAACAACTGATGATGTAGGAGATGTAACAGCAGTATCTGGCCATGCTTCTGGTGCTTCATCAGAAACACATGGTTATTTTTTAGGAGCGGGCAATCTCTTCACTAATTTAGACAAATATATATTTGCGTCATCTGCAAACGCTACTGATGTAGGAAATCTAACCCATGGAGCATCACTCTGGGGTGGCGGTGGCGGTGGTGGTGCTAGAGGAAATGGAATGTCATCAATGACACATGGTTATTGTGCTGGCGGTGAACTTTATACGGATATAGGTAAATTTGCATTTGCTAACGAGTCAAATACTACTGATGTTGGAGATTTAGGATCAGGATTAACGACCTTGAGAGCTCATCACGCATCATCACATTTTTAAACAGTATAAGGATAGATAATGGCGACACAAAAAATACCGGGAAGAGCAATTAAGTTAGGATCTGATACTGCTGGTGATGTTATGTATTTTGATGGAAGTTCATGGCAACGATTAGCAATAGGTATAGCTGGTGAAAGACTTACTATGAATGATACTGAAACAGCACCTCGATGGGGTGCAGCTTGTTATTTTACTGGAACACAAACTGGATATTCATGTGGTGGGTGGACAGGACCGGGTGAAACTTATTCAGATAATATTGACAAATATAGTCTTGTTACAGATGGTAATAGTACCGATATTGGCAATCTAGTATCTAGTCGTAGATTTTGTAACGGCCATTCATCTGAAACTCATGGCTTTGTAACTAGTGGATACAAGGGTTCACCTCTTGTGAATTATAATCAGATTGATCGTTTTAGTTTTACAGCAGATATAAATGCAACTGATTGGGCAGACTTAACGGGAATTATGAAAGTGAGAGCAGCACCCGCATCATCATGTACTCATGGATTTACATATGGTGGTGAAAATGGTACTAATGCTAATACTAATGTTATTGATAAGTTTCCATTTGCTTCACAAACAAATGCTACAGATTGGGCTGATGCGGTAAAAGCACAATATGCTGGTGCGGGATGTTCATCAGAAACACATGGTTATGCCATGGGAGGTGTTCAGCATGTAGCACCGGGTATACCGAGTGGAACAGTAATTAATAGTATTGAAAGATATCCATTTGCGACACAAACAAATGCTACAGATGTAGGAGATATAACTGTTACAAGACATTCACCAGCAGGAGTATCTTCTCTAACACATGGTTATTGTTGTGGAGGACACGATACGGGTGCGCCTACTGACTATAATGTTATTGATAGGGTTTCGTTTGCTACTGGTGGAAATGCTACCGATCACGGAGATTTGACTGCTGTTATTAGACATTCTTCAGCTGCATCATCAACAACTCATGGATATGTTTGTGGTGGAGCTTTTGGTAGTACAACTGTGGTTGATGTAATACAAAAATTTGCATATGCTTCTAACACAACAGCTACAGATGTAGGAGATATAACCATAGCTACAGATGGAATGTCTGGACATCAATATTAAGGAATAGATAATGGCCATACAAAAAATATCAGGTGTTACAATAGATTTGGAAAGTCAAGCAGAAGGTGATGTTGCCTACTTTGATGGAACTGATTGGGTTCGTCTTGCAAAAGGAGATGCTGGAGAAGTTCTTACTATGAATGAATCTGTTACTGCACCTGAATGGGGTCAACCACTTTGGACATTCCCGGGAACAGTCAAAGGATATTGTGCTGCTGGTAATTTAAGTCCATCAGGAGCTGCACCATACGCAACAGATATTCAAAGATGGAGTTTTACATCAGATGTAAGTGCTACTGATGTAGGTGATGTAACAGGAGTTGGTAGATCACATATGTCTGGCCAATCATCAGAAACTCATGGTTATATTTCTGGTAGTGGACATGTTACTCAACCAATTAATATTACAATTGATAGGTGGAGTTTTGCTTCAGAAGGAAACGCAACAGATCATGGTGATTTAGCAGTTGCGTCAGGACAGGGTACTGGCCAATCATCAGAAACTCATGGTTATCATAGTGGTGGTAATAATGGGCCACAAGGTGGAGGCCACACATATCTTAATAATATACAAAAGTTTGCATTTGCATCTACTGGTAGTACAAATAATGCAACAGATATTGCAGATTTAACAGTAGCTAGAACTTGTTATACAGGATCATCATCATCTACACATGGTTATTCTGCTGGAGGCGGAGGTCCAACTCCAGGTGGAGATAATACAATTGATAAGTTTAGTTATGCTACTGATATTAATGCTACTGATGTAGGTGATTGTGATCCTGCTACTGATTCTTCCTCAGGAACGTCATCTTTAACACATGGATATATAACTGGAGGGTTTGATACTGGGTATGTTAATAGTATTCGTAGATATTCTTTTGCATCTGGTGGAAATTCTACTATTATGAATGGAGAGTTAACTGCAACTCGTCATGCACATACAGGGTGTTCATCAGAAACTTATGGTTATAGTGCTGCTGGGCATGGTGGCAGTGGAGGCATAAATACAATAGAAAAATATAGTGTGAGTACAGATTCAAATGCTACTGATGTCGGTGATGTAACTATTGCAAAATGGTATGCACCTCCAGTAGGTTCACAGGTTTAATGTATAAATACTAGAAAAATTGGAGAATTAAACAATGGCAATACAGGTAGTCAATTTAACAGATACTTTCGATGAATGGAGAGTTAAGAATAATACCACGGCAAGTAATTTTGGTGATTTGACTGCTCTCTCTACTACCGATAAAACAAATCTTGTTGCAGCTATTAATGAGATTTTCTCAAATGATAGTGATGATATGGAAAATGTCGTTGATGATACGACACCCCAGTTGGGAGGAAATCTTGATCTGAACGGCAATACTATTACTGGAACTGGTCATATTGGTATTACTGGTACATTGACAGCTACAAATATTGCAGGAACTGTTACAGCTGTAACTCAAGCTGCTAGTAATAATTCTACATTAATTGCAACGACAGCATATGTTGATGCACAAGTCGCTACTGAGGACACTCTGGCAGAGATGAACGATACTACTATGTCGGGTTTGGCAAATCTTGACATTCTTCAATATGATAATGGAACTAGTTCATGGAAAAATCAAACAATGTCAGCTGCAGGGATTCCAACATCAGGATTTGCTGTTGCCATGGCAATCGCACTTGGATAGTATATAAGTATTATAAATATATAAAACAATGAAGAGGAACAAATAATGGCAAATGATTTTAAAAACGCAATAGCACAAAATGTAAGTAATGCTGCTGGAGGTACTACTATCTACACAGTTCCAGCAACAAAGACTTCTATTCTTTTGGAATTGGATGTTGCCAACACGACACAGAATGTTGTTGAGGCCTCTGTTGAAATATTAGATTCAAGTGTATCTGCATCTGCATGGAGATACTTAGTTAAAAACGCACCGGTCCCTTCTGGTGGTTCTTTGATGGTTATAGCAGGACAGAAAATTGTATTGGAAGCAGGAGATGCTGTAAGAGTAACTGCAAGTGCCGCGAGTGTTTTAGATGTAGTTGCAGCCATATTAGAGGATGTAAATAGCTAATGGCAATCACACGAATAAAATCAAGTAATATAGAAGATGGTACGGTTGCTAATGTTGACATCGCAGATTTAGATTCAACAAAACTTACTGGTACAATAGCAACAGCTAGATTATCTAACGTAGATTTAACCACATTATCTGCGTCTAATCTAACGACAGGTACGATACCAGATGCTCGCATTCCAGCGAGTGCTGTGACTCAGCACGTTACAGCTACAGATTTAACGGCAGTACATCAAGCAATAGCTACATTAGGTTTACACACAGCAGTTTCAGATAATAAAGCTGCCTTCAATTTACCTAATGCGTTTATAGATACCTTTGAGGATGATACTGGGATAACTACGGAAACTACGGTTGATAGGGATACAACTGGTGAGTATGTGAGTAGTATTACAGGTTCGTCAGGTAGTTTTGTATCAGATTCACAGACTTCATTACTTATCCATAGCGACACAACAAACGGTAGCACAACCTTCACCGATAGTTCATCTTATGGTCACACTGTAAACACTCAGGGTACAATTTCACATTCAACGGCACAAAATAAATTGGGGGCAACGGCAATAGCCATGAACGGCTCTAACGGGCTAAAAATTCCGTGGCACTCATCTTTGCAATTTGATGCAGACTTTACGATAGAATTTTGGGCGTATTGCCCAACTACTCTTTCACAAGCAGGAAGGCTAGCCTCTCATTGGCCTAACCATCATTGGAGCAATGGAGGACAATGGTTCATCAGGCCAGCATCAGACAAAGCAGATGCATTCAATATGTCTTTTGGTGGGGCTGGTGATCATTCAACGTCTGGAGAATATTTCAACACCAATGCGTGGAATCACGTTGCTATGCAACGATATGGCAGTAATATAACTGTTTATATCAATGGGACTAATCGAATAGATGAGGCTTGTCGTACAGGAACAACTGGTGATCAGCAAGATATTACATTTGGATTTTATGACCCTACATCACCTAGCGAGTTTGTTCCAAGTGGCTACTATTTCGATGAAATCAGAATTTCCAAAGGGATCGCACGCTACACTGCTAATTTTACCCCAGCTTCAGATACTCTTGTAACCTCTGCAACTGGCACACTCATAAGCGACACACAAACCGCACCGTCAGCCACTACAGAAGCTTCAGGGGTAATATTGTACAAGGACAACGGTTCAAGTAGTACGGTGCTTGGAACACACTTAAAGATTTACTTCACGGCAGACAACGGATCGAACTGGACTGAAGCCGCAAGTTATGGAACGGCTCAAACCTTTAGTGGTACGACTAAGCAAGTCAAACTTGGTAAGACTACTGGGCTAACCAGTGGCACACAAGTAGCTATGAAGGCTGTATGGGCTGGTCAAGCCAGTACTACGATGGAAACTCAAC